GCTTTTCGCCCCGCGCCACCTGGCCCTTGCCGTGTGCGGCGTGATCGCCATCGCGCTGTCTGCCGCCGCCTTCCTGCTGCCGTCTGTACCGATCCAGACGGGCGACGGAATGATGATTGCCGTTGCCGGGCTGATCATCAACCGCGACAGCCTGAACGCCATGTACAACGGCTTCAAGACCGCCTACAACCAGGCCTTCGCCGGTGTCCAGCCAATGTGGAGCAAGGTGGCGACGCTGGTTCCATCGACCAGCAAGGTCGAGAACTACGGCTGGCTCGGCCAGTTTCCAAAGTTGCGCGAGTGGATCGGCGACCGCCAGGTGAAAGGCATCGCGGCCAGCGGCTACCAGATCACCAACAAGCCCTATGAGGCCAGCATCGGCGTTCCGCGCGACGATATCGAAGACGACAGCTACGGCGTTCTGACCCCGCTCTTTTCGTCAATGGGTTACGCCGCCGCCGTGCATCCCGACGAACTGGTCTTTCCGCTGCTCGCTGCCGGCTTCACCACCCTCTGCTACGACGGCCAGTATTTCTTCGACACCGATCACCCGGTCGGCGCCGGCACCTTCAGCAACTCCGGCGGCGGCGCCGGCAGCGCCTGGTATCTCCTCGACACCACCCGCCCGCTCAAGCCGATCATCTTCCAGAAGCGCCGTGAATACGACCTGACCCAGATGACCGACGCCAGAGACGAAGGGGTCTGGATGCGTGCCGAATACCGCTACGGCGTCGATGCCCGCGCCAACGTCGGCTACGGCTTCCCGCAGATGGCCTACGGCTCGAAGCAGACGCTCGACGCCACCAACTTCAACGCCGCCATCGCCGCCATGATGGCCTTCGCCAGCGACGAAGGCCGCCCGCTCGGCATCACCCCGAACCTCTTGGTCGTCGCCCCGAGCAACCGCGCCGCAGCCAAGGCGCTGATCGAAGCCGAAACGCTCGCCAGTGGCGCCAGCAACACCAACTTCAAGGCCGTTGAGCTCTACGTCTGCCCCTGGCTGACCTAAGAGATACCCGCCCCGAGAAGCGCGCTAAACCCCAGGGCCGTGACGGCCCTGGGGAGTGCAGGACAGCAAAGAAAAGGACCGGAAATGCCACCCACAAAAGCCAAGAATGCCCCAGCCGCCGAGCCGGAAGCGATCGAGCAGATCACGCCGGAAGCCGCTGCGGCCGACCAGGTGACCAAGTCGGGCGAAGCCCCCGTAGGCGCAGCGCCGATCGAACCGGCCGTGACGGAAGCGGCCCCGGTCGAGCCCGCCGTGACGGAAGCGGCCCCGGTCGAGCCCGCCGCGCCGGCAGCCCCGCAGTTCACGCACCGCATCACCGCCGCGCCGGCCGGCGCTGGTATCGCGAGGCCACGGCCGTCAATCGCGACGATTTTAGTGACGAGCAGTGGGCAGCCATCGAGGACGAGCCGATGCTCGTCGTCGTCGCCCTCTAAACGCGGTCTAAAGGAGTCTGCTGTGCCTAAAGGAAACTGGAAAGAAGCACAAAAATCAAAGATCAGTGGGCAGCAGGAGATTAATGCAGATGGCTCTGTGGTCGGGGTAGTGGGGCCAACTGGCGAGCCGCTGACACTAAGCGGTCAGCTTGCGGATCTGGGCATGTCTCAAACCGACGCTCAGCTGGTGCAAAGCATTGGCGGCTCAGTGGTTCCGCTTCCTCCTTCTGTATTGATAGCCAGCTCGTTGAATAGAGCGGAGGCGCGTGGCGTTACGTTTGGAGGGTGGGGGCAGAAATACTATGTGCCATCGCCGGATTTCTCTTTTACGCATTTGCGTCTTCCGCAAATCAAACAAACAGCAGCCAACATTGACCAACGGTGGCAGTACATTGTTTTTGAAGTCCGACATACAGATATTAATGGGTCTGTGGTGGCGACAGGGTCGTATAAGGTTCCGTTGTACAAGAGCACGCTAGATAACGTGGTTGTTGAATTAAATACCACCGTTACGGCTGCACTTGTCGGAGGCGTTACATACTGGGCTGCATATTACGCAACAAATAATGTCGGCGCGCTTGTGCCGGTAGGAGAGGCGACGGTTACGGCTGCTGGCGGTATCATGTCAAACAATGTAACCGATTCTACATACTATAGACTGACAACAACTGGGGTTTGGGTAAAAACAACGCCAAAACCGCCTGTTTACTACGCTCTGACTATCGAGCCGATGGCGTCCATCGGAGTGTCGTATATTCCGCAGCAACTCGGGCTGTCTTCTCCGTCGCTGGTTCTTCCTCCTTTATACGGCGTCGTTGGGAGAGAAGCAAACCTGTATTTCACAGGGCTTGGGGAGTTCGTTAGCCGCAATATTGCATGGGACGCAACCTGCTCCGTTGGCAACCAGGAAAGCGCACGCTGGACGCTTGTTCCAGCGTCAGCAGGGGTGACCGCGATTACAGTGGACGTGGTTAATCCATGGACAAACGACACCCTGGCTACTGCTAGCAGCACCATAACTGTCTGCGCAGCCAACGCAGCAGGGAGCGCCACGCTGCTATGTATTGGTGATAGCACAACGGCCAATGGAATAATGACTGGCGAACTAGTCGTGCTAGATACTGCTGACGCTAATCTGGCATTGTCGCTAATCGGAACGCAGGGCTCTGGCGCAAACAAGCACGAAGGCCGAAGCGGATGGAAGGCGACGCACTTCACCACGACAGGGAGCCCTCTGTATAACGCGGGGGTGGTAGATTTTGCAAACTATTTGAGCGCCAATAGTTTAAGCACGCCTACGCACGTCGTAATAAATCTAGGAATCAACGATATATTCAACGCTGCGGATGACAGCGCGGCAACTACTGCGGTAGCTCTTTGCGCAGACAGCATATCTCTGATAGTGCATTCCATACAGTCAGCCGTTCCTGCGGCAAAAATTGGCGTTGCGTTGCCAATACCTCCAAGCGTTTCTCAAGACGCTTTTGGTGATGATTATCAATCAGGAAGGACGACACTCAGGTATGCGGAAAACTGGAAAATGCTAATTAAGAAGCTTGCCGGGTATTTTGCTGGAAACACGGCAAGCCTCGTATATCTCCTGCCATTCTCCGTGTCGCTGGACACGGAAAACAACATGCCTACCACAACTTCAGCGGTCAATAGCCGAAATGCAACAATAATAAAACGCCAGACAAATAGCCTGCACCCCGACACGTCTGGATATTACCAATTGGCAGATGTGGTCTACGCATGGGTCAAGAACACGCTGTCATGACCTACGCCACCCGCACCGACCTCGAAGCCCGCTACGCGCAGGACGTCGCGCAGCGCGAAACCGTGCTGCCGGTGCTCGGGGTCGACAACGCGCTGGCCGATGCCGACGCGGAGATCGACAGCTACCTGGGGGTGCGCTACAGCGTGCCGGTGTCGCCGGTCTCTGCCCGCATCCTGCAGATTGCCTGCGTGATCGCCCGCTACCGCCTGCTCGGCGACGCGGCCACCGACGTCGCCCGGCGTGACTACGAGGACGCCCGCGCTTACTTGCGCGACATCGCCGCCGGCCGCGCGCAGCTCGAAGGGGCGGCGGCGCTGAGCACTTCGCCGACGTCGCGCATGGTCGAAATCGCCACCGTGCCGGCCGTCTTTGGCCGCAGCAGTGCCAGCAGCGAGCTCGACGCATGATCGCCGCGATCATCGCCCGCCTGCTGGCCGAAGTGCCGGCGTTAAAGCTGGTCGAAGGCGCTGCCGGTTTCCAGCGCGCGACCGAGACCAACCCTGCGGCGACGCCGGCGGCTTATGTGTTCACCGTCGATGAGTCTGGCGCAGAACTCGACATCGATGTCAGCGACGGCCAGGACCAGCTGGTACAGGTGACGATTGCCATCGTGCTGGTGGTGCGCAATGTCGCCGACGCCACTGGCGCGGCGGCCGAGGTCGATATGGACACGCTGCGCAAGCAGGTACGCGCGGCGCTGCTGGGCTGGGCGCCGGACGCCGATCACGAGCTGCTGACCCGGCGCCAGAGCACGCTGTCGGCGTTTCGCGATGGGCACATGTGGTGGCAGGAGACCTGGACAACAGCGTATTTCGACGAGGGCGCTTGAGCGTTTGGCTCGAGCGGCAGGCAATCAATTTTTGAGGAGTAGGCACAATGTCACGAACTCTTACCACCGGCAGCAAGTTCTCGATCGCCGCGGCTTATGCGGCTGCCGTCGATATCCTGTCGATCACCAACGCCAGCGAGGCGGTAGCGACGCTGGACACCGGCCACGGGGTGACCGTCGGCAAGATCCTTGAGATCAGCTCGGGGTGGTCGCGCATCGACGGCATGCTCGCTCGCGCCAAGGCGGTGGTGTCCGACAATGTGACCCTGGAACTGATCGATACCAGTTCGCTCGAGAACTTCCCGGTGGGCTTTGGCGTCGGCTCGGTGCGGCTCATCACCAGCTGGGCGGAAATCTCTCAAGTGCGCGCCGACGGCATCTCCAGTTCTGGCGGGGAGCAGCAATTCATTGATTTGACCGAGGTCGAAGACGAGGAAGGCCGCGAGGCGCCAACGACGCGATCGCCGCAGCGCATGACCCTGGTGACCCACGACGACACCACGCTGCCGTGGTATCCGGTGGTAAAGGCCGCCGACGATACGAGGACGCCGGTTGGCTATCAGGTGGTGTTCCGCAACGGCTCTCGCCTGCTGGCCAATGCCCTCTGGTCGCTGCCGCGCGTGCCGCAGA